TATCAGCCGTCTCTTTTTTTGTGCTTTTTGTTTTCTTTTCTACCTTTTTAGTAGTAGCACCGCACTGTTTAAGGATGCCACGCTTCACAAGGTGCTTTGCGTAAGACTCGTCAAGTTCAACTGTTTTACCAACAGGATAAAAAGATCTTCCATCCTTGCCTTGACCACACTTAATTACTTCGTACTTCATATTCTCTCCAAAACCGGCTTTTAGGGTAGCCCAAACTGTTGCGTTCAGGCTACCCTAGTTGCCAGAGGTTTACGCCATTAAAAGGTGTTTAACAGCAGCGGATGTTGTCAAAACGCCATCGGTTCTTCGACACGCTTTGAAGCCAACCTGATCGTTAGCAGCATACAGTTCGTTCAACCGTTGTAGAACAACAGAACCACGATCAGCAATCCAATAGTAACTAAAGTCACCAAAGAGAATTGGTTTAAGCCCTGTTGTCATTGCTTCACAATCTTCAGAAATCACAACTGGTCTGCCGAGAATTGTATCTGGCGCGCCCATTGCAAGAGATGGTTGCCAAACGTATCTGTTGTCACCATCTTTAAGTTTTCGGATTTCACCTGCGACTGTTGAGTTAAACATCCACGTTGCGTTTCGGCGATAGCCTTGCCCAAGTGTGTAGTAATGCTCAATAATTTCATCAGCAGTTACAGCGGTAGCGGATGCAGCAGTTGTACCCGCAGATGAACCATCAGTTACACCTGTGGGTTGACTACTACCTGTACCGTTAACAAATGCTGTTTCTTCAAGATTTGCAAGACCACGACCGATATTTCTTCCTAGATAGGATGACATATCGAATACTGAGTCAAAAAGCAACTCGTTTGAGATCTTTACAATTACAGCAGCTTTATATGCACTGAGAGATGCTTGTGCGAATACTGGGTCTGTTCCGCCTAGAGCATCTTCTTCTCCTGTCCAAGCCGCAACGGTTGCGGATGATTCAACTGGGACGTTGCGATCTGATTCTGTTGCAATTACAGTAGCAAGTTTACGCATTTGACTTTCATCATCAAGTGTTTCAACAATCATTCGCTGAACAGTTGTTTCAGTTGCGTAGCCGCCTTCACTGTCTGTCCCTGCTTCCAAGGCACGAATTTCGCCTGAAGTTAGACCGTTCGATCCTCGGCGAAGATACGAAACAAAAGCATCACGATATTCAGGTGTGCCAAGAAGGTCTCTGTCGCGTTCTTCTTTGTCACCACTGTCAATAGCAAGTGTTGTTTTTCGTTCTTCAACCTTTGCAAGTTGTTCATTATATTTGTCAAGGCGTTGTCGCTGTTCAATGTCTGATTGCATAACATCTGCATCATTCAGCATTGAATCAACTTTTTCGCGTTGTTCACCATTTAGTTCACGACCTTCTGCATCAGCAGCGTCAATGATTGAGCGTGCATCTGAGATCAGTGCTGCTCTTTTTTCTACCATTTCTTGAGTGTTCATATACTCATTCCTATTTAATATGCCGTGCGCATACACGATGCAGCCACGACTAGCTCGTTAATAAAACCAGTAAGATCGGACTGCATCGGCAGAAAAGAATCTATGTCAAGGATTACGGTGGATAGGCAACGGCCTCCAAGCATTACGCTCGCAATTCCTCTCACCCCTTTATTCTATATGTGTCTCAATTATTCCAAAAATTTAGATCATTTTTTTGCTTCCGCTATACGGAGACGCAAACGAATATCTTTGTCGCTACTATCACCCAAAACAATTTCTTTGGATTGTTGTCGTTTTTTGACTATTTCGAGCGATCTTACAGATACTTCGGTGTCTTGATACGCTGGCCAAGCAACGACAGATACCTCAAGCAATTCAACATCTTCAAGGGTACGCACTTCTTGACCGTCCTCAGTGTTCCAAGAGTCAGTTTCAACAATAAACCCAAAAGACATTGAATCAATATCGCCTCGGCGTACTGATTCAACAATGTCTCGCCCAACAGTTGTATCTGGCGGGTCTATCTCCACTCTTAATCCATGCTCATCTTCAAAAACATCAAGTGTTCCAGACCTATTACGCCCAATGACTCGGCTTGCATCATGTCCCACTAAGGCTCTAACATCAGCACCCTCGGCTAATGTTCGAGTAAATGCCCCAGGTTGGATCACTTCCACAAAACCACCTAGATCTTCACTTTTTGAATTAAATACGGCTGCATACCCAGAGATCTTGGGTTTTCCGCTCGCACCACCTTCAACGCGGATCTCTTTTACTGTCCTGATTTCAATATCGTTCATTGTTTACTCCATGCTTCAAATATAGATTTAGCCAAGCCTTCGGCAGCATCTGTTGTTGTATCATCATACCAATTCTTAATCTCAGCCGATGCTACCAACGCATCGCTGTCGTTTTCTCTCATCAACTTGGTCAACCCTTTAAGAGATTCTGCCGCACACTCGGCGGCTTCTACCCGAACAATTGACCGTAAAATATCGCTCTCTCCACCCGTTGCATCAACAATCGGCTCTGTAATCTCTACCAACCTGTCTGGCAGTTTCTTGGAGGCTAGAGCCATATCATCAACGAGTTTCTGGGGGTCAACTCGTTTTTCAAGATACTTTGCCACACATCTCCGACCAGAATTAGCCTCGATTGACAATGCTCGATTGCAAGCTTCTTTTAGCCATTCAAAGATAGATGGGTGAATTGACCTATCCTCATCTGGTGTTTCTTCAGGCATATCAGACTGGTCATTTGTCACATCAACCATGTTTAGTGGTTGTAGATATACATCACCTCCTTCTACGGGGTTAAGGTTCTCTTTTTTGCGAATTTCGTTGACACTTAAAATGCCAGAATCTCTTGCAATTCGATACGCTCCGAATCTCGCTTCAGTGTCGCCGCGCAATAGCCCATCAACACTGTGTTCCGCGAATACAGAATCTGCCATTACAAGTTTACGTTTAATCTCTTGCTCCCACCTAGATAGCCAAGGGAGAAGGGTATCCCGATAGAAACTCAGTTGTTGTGCCTCGATATTGCTAAAAGTGGCAAATTGGAGATCACCGATAGTATGTGGTGGAACGCGGTATAACCTTGCAATCTCAGCAATCTGGAACCGCCTTGTTTCGATCCACTGTGCGTCATCAGAGGGGATAGATATATTATGAAATTTCATCCCTTCTTCGAGAATCGCTACGCGGCTCGAATTACCAGCACCTCGATGCAGTTTTTCCCAACTTTTACGAAGGTTCTCTACGCCCTCCTGAGACAGTTTGCCCGGATGCTCCAACACGCCGCCGGGGTGAGCCGCATTAGCAAACCGATCTCCACCCATCTTCTCGGCAGCAACAGTAAGTCCCAACGCCTCTCTAGCAAGCCGAATTGGCGACTTCCCAATTATCCCATCGGACGAGTAATTCTTGATATGTAAAACCTGAGATGCCTTTAATATAATGCGTTGGTCATAAATATAAAGCAGTTCACCACCATCCACATGGATTTCCATATTATCTGGCAAAAGTGGCCACAACTCTGCGGGTCTGCCAGCACCATCTCTTACGATCTCGGCATAGCCGTTGCCATGCGTCAACGCATTTCCTGTCATCACCTCTCGAAATGTGTATGACGACATTTCAGGGTTTGGCTCATCATGCAGCAGCCGCCAAAGGGTATTCTCTCTAAACTCTTGCCGAGTCCCATCGCTATTGTCTTTATACACTTTCAGGGGTAGTGAGGCTAGTGTTTCAGCAATCACTCTAACGGCTGCATAAACCCCAGTGATAGATAACGCTGAATCCGGCGTTACCGTCACACCAGAAGATGTTGGTGTACCCACCAACGCTTCTTTTAACCACTGTGGCGGGTTCTCAAAACCTGCCCTCTCCTCTACTTCATTTGTTTTTTCTATATCACTCATAAGATTGTCAATCCACGGTCCTCATCGTTGTATACACTTCGTCCACTATCCTCACGCCCATCATCGTCCAGCATTGCCCTACCCAAAGCCATAACGAGCGCCACTATGGGGTCGATCCTCTGCAATGAGTGTTTTTTACTTGGTCGTATGTTTTGGTTATTGTCTGTCTCTATTGCCACATTAGAAGCACACCACCTAAGTACAGGGTGGTCAAAGTGGCACAAACGCCCCTCTGTTATTAACGCCTCAAGGTAGTGGCTGGGTTCTGTCATTGTCCTGTACGCCTGTGGAACCGCCGCCACAGGTACGCCTTCGTCCTCAAGTCTCTTCGCCACGAGTTTTGCATTCCAAGGGTCAATCGCAACTTGTTGAACCGAAAATCTGGTACACGCATCCAGAACGGTTTGGACGATGGTTTCGTGGTCAATTGTCTCTCCTGGGGTTGTTTTCATATCACCATCATCAAACCAAACATCGTAGGGGACACGATCTTCCCTAGCCCTAAGAAACAGTCTGTCGTGAGGCAAATATGTGTTAGTTATTACTGCGTAGCGGTTATCTGCCATTCTCACAACCATCACAACTGCGGTAAGGTCGTGCCTCTCTGAGAGGTCAATACCTATCCAACATGGCAGCCCTTCTTCGAGTTCTATATCCAGATCGCCGTCTCTTGTACAAGAGTCCCACCGTTCCATCGAAATCCAGCGATCTGCTTGCTCAGTCCACCTGTTGAGATAAAGTCTCAAAAATGAGTTCCTGAATCCCGGAACATCCTTTGCCCTCTTACACTCTCCCTCTAAAAACTCTGGGCTTATGCTTATCCCATAATTTGGGTTCGCTTTTTTCCACGTCTCTGGATCTTCCCAATCGTCATCGGCGGACGCGGCGAATATAACAGGTAGAAACGCAGGATCTTCAACCACGCCGTCTCTTACTTGTTCAGCGTATTTATGTACTTCATAGCAAATTGTTGTTTGGTCGTACCCTGCCGTTGTTATGCCAATAATAAGTGGTTGCCGCCTAGCACCGGTCGAAGTCACAAGGGTATCCCAAAGATCTCTAGATTTTTGAGTATGCAATTCATCGAAGATGATTCCGTGGGCATTAAAGCCGTGCGCTGAATGTGCGTCTGCGGCTATACAGCGATATGTACTCTTTGTTGAGTCAACCATAATTGAGTTGCGATATAGGGTACACCTCTTGTCTAGGATGTCATCGCTTTGCACAAAACCCTTTGCCACCTGAAACACAATGCCGGCTTGGTCACGATCAGATGCTGCACCATAAACTTCAGCACCTGCCTCACCATCGGCAGTTAACAAATATAACGCTAGCCCAGCCGCCAAATGTGACTTCCCATTCTTTCTGGGGATCTCCATATAGGAGGTGCGGAACCTCCTAGAGCCGTCTCGTTTCTTCCACCCAAACAAATTGCCCACAACAGCTTGTTGCCATCCTTCAAGAACAAATGGTTTACCGTTAAACTTCCCTTTCC